TCAAGGGTTTGGTAATTAGGACCAACTTCAGGATTAATAAATAAATCTTTTCTATTTTTAAGAGTTTCAACAATAACTGAAGAACTTACATTTGATTGTAGTTCATATACGTTTTGAAGTGTTTGATTTTTTGAAGAAGGAAACGCCTTCTCAACAGATGTGATGTTTAAAGTTTGTAGTTCAGTTCTTACTGACTCAATGTTTGGAATTGTAACCCATACGTTGTTTTGTGCGAATGTGGTTAAAAATGATAGGGTTGTTACGATTGTTAAAATTACTCTTTTCATATTGTTAAATTTTTGGTTCTAACAATAGATAGGAGTATATAAGGGTAGAGTCCTCTTTTTAAAGGGTAGGTATTTTTGAATTCAGAAATAGGTATTAGAACGATATAGTAAAACTACGTAGTTAGTAGAAAAAGTATACGTATATGAACAAAAAAAGGAGACAATTACTTGTCTCCCTTTTCTTATTCTATTTTAAGATTTGATTATCTCAATTCTCTTAAATCAAATGTACGTACACCATCAACGGTAATTCGTCCGTAGAAGCGATTATTTACCATCTTCTTCGCGTATCGGGTCATAATACCTTTGATAGGCGTGAAGTTGAATGGGTTATACATTGTAGGTGTTAATTGTAGAGGTACATACGGTGCGTAAATGTAACCAGTGTCAAGTAACGATGTTCCTTTGTGTCCAATCAAAACTTGGTTTGGTGGGAAGTAAGGATCACGATACACTTGGTAACGTCCTGCAAGAGTACCAACTCTTTCAATACCCATGTTATACTGATCTTGCTCAGGAGATGCGTTAGATACGTGGAAGTATTCTAAATCATCAAAGATTGCAGAAACTTCAGAAGATACAACGATCCAGTTAGCACCACCTCTCAAAGTAGATTTGTGAATTTGTGCAGACAATTGGTTGATTGCTGTAATCAAAGTTTGGTTCCAATCTTTCTGAGTGTAAGATGTAGTTTGTGCAATTCTTCTCCATCCGTTGTAGTCCCAACGTAGGTTCCAAGCCGCACCTTTTCTCAAGTCACGTAGGATTTCACGATCGATTTCTGCTGCTACTTGTTCTGACAACAACGCTGTCAATTCAGCTTCAGCATCGATGTTGTGGAATGCTGCCACGTCCTGAGCCATTTCAGGTGACCATTGAGCTCTTAGTTTTCTTTCAGACACAGAAACTGTTACTGACTCTAAGTCGAAAGATACCTCACCAAGCTTGTCTTGGAATTCAAGGTTTTCGTATGTTCTCCATACTGCTACAAATGAAGTACCAGAAGCCAAGTTAGCAGTCAATGTAGTACCGGTGTAACCATCTAAAGATGTTGCATCACACTCAACACATACAGGACAAGACAAATCAACTTCAAGATAAATACATCCGTCACTGTCACAGATATCATAGTAAGAACCACCATTTCCTGTACCAGGGAATGAAGTTGATTTTTGATTTCCGTATTTAACAATTCCTTTACCGTATTGTTGTGTAACAACTCTGAAAAGAAGTGAATTAGGATCGTTGTTTGAATCGTAAACTACATTACAAGGAGTTTTACCTGTAAGAGCTGCGTTTGCATATGGTGCGAAAATTCTCAAGTCAGAAAGGAAAGTTTCAGAATCAACTTCATTTCCATCAGGACCGATAAGTTTTCCATACCCCTCAATTGAAGACCATCCACAAAGTTTAACGATTATTTTTCTTACGTTTTCACCTGAAGAATATACGTAAGGTACAAGATTTCCGTTACTCCACGCATTAACTTCAGTTGTAGCGGTAACTGCTGACCATTTACCTTTTGAGTAATCAAACAATCCTGGAGGATCTAATTGACCTTCTGAACCTTCGTAGAATAAATCGTAAAGGTTTTTTGAATATGGAGTTCCAGTTCCTCCTGGATATCCAGCACCGATTGAATTGCTATTGATATTTGCATTGTTTGGTGCTCCAAGTGGAGAATAGTGAGTACCACCACCATTATAATCATTAGCAGGTGTAGGATTTTGTCCACTTTCATACCCTTGGATACGAGGTACAAAGTAGAACAATTTACCTATAGGTAAGTTCATTGCTTGTACAGATACGATATCGTTAGCCAACAATTTAGAGAAAACTCTTCTTACAATAGGGAAAACAACTGTTTCGAACGCTCCGTTAGAACCTTCAGAAGTTGCTTCGTTAATCAAGAAAGAAGCTTGGTTTTCATACAACTGTGCTACGTTTTCTTTTAGATGTCCTTTAAGTCCATCAAGGAACCCTAATCTGTCCCATTTGTTAATTGTGTCTTCTTTGATAACTTTAAGGTGTTTCAAACCGATGTTACCAACAAGACCTGATTCTAATAATGCTCCCATTTTTTTGGTTTTTTTATTTTTTTTTGTTTATTTTATTTTTCCCATTAAGTCTTTCATTCTCAAGAATTGTGGATTTTCATAAGTTTTAGATTCAATCAAATTGGTTGCTGATCCACTTGTCGGGGTTTTAACAACAGTTCTTTCAATTGATTCTGTAATAGTTTTATCCATTTTCCCATTATCGGAAAGTTCATTCTTAATAGTCCTGTAAAGACCTTTGGATTCTTTCAAAGAATCGACATTGTCGAATCTTCTTAAAATGTTTATTTTTTCTTGTTTAGTTGTTGAATGTTCTGTAAACAATCTTGTGGCATAAGCCAAATTAGAATTGAAGACAGCGACTTCGTTCAACTTGTTTCGGAAAAGATTAAGAGCTTTTCTGTACTCTTCATTCTTTTCTCTTAAAAGATTATATTCCTGAGTTGTTGATTCTACACGGATATGACGTGGTGCTGCTTTTGGTTTGTCCAAACCGTTTCTACCCCATCTTTTTCCGTTACCTAATGTTCTTGAGGCTTCTTTTGTTTCTACCTTTTTAACCATAGGTTTTTTCTTCTTTTTATCAACATCAGACATATTCACCTCTTCTTTATATTCAAATTTGGCTTTACCCATACCAACTCCTCTGGTTCCTTGTTTCATTTTTGTTTTGAACCCTTCTCCTTGATTTGGTTTTTTACCATACTTGAACTTGGATGCGTTACCCATACCAACTCCTTTGGATTTGAACTTGGATGACTCCATAACAAACTCTTCATCGTCTATTTCAAAGTCGTCTTCGTCTGAATCTTCGTCTTCGTCTGAATCTTCGTCTTCTTCTTCTTCGGAATCAAATTCGTTACCCATACTATCTAACTCAAGTTCATAGATAACTCCCTCTTCTTCTTCATCTTCTTCTTCATCTTCTTCATACATTTCATCGAATTGCATGTCATCTTCTTCGAATACTTCTTCATCAAACATATCGTTCATTTCCATTTCGTCTTCCTCAGATTCCCCGAGTTGGATAATGTATTCCACATCCTCATTATTATCTGATAAATGTAACATCTCATCATCTTTTTTTACAATAATACCATCTTCATCTCCCATTGCTTTAAAAACTCGAAGAACCTCCTCGTCAGAAGCATTAGTTAAATCAATTGTATCATCATCGACATCCATATCCATATCTTCATCATCAAATTCCATTTCAGTATTCACATCCATTTCTTCGTCAGAATCTATGTCCATTTCGTCATTATCAACTTCGGTATCAACCTCAGTGTCTAAATCAATCTCATCATCCTCTTCTTGTTCGTTGAGAGACTCTTTTACTAAATCTTTGATTTCTTGCTTCATTGTGGATGCAAGTATTCCTTGTGCATTTTCAGCAATAACATTTTCCAAATTTTTCAATTGGATAAACGTATCTTCTACTAATGATTCTTTTTTGCTCATTATTTTTTTTTACTACATTTACAAATAAATACTTGACTATTTCAAAAAATTTAATTTTAATGTAGTTTCAGTAAAAAAAAATTAATTTTTAGATAAAAAAAAAAGGATGAACATATGTCCACCCTTTTTCTATTTATAGATTTATAAAATTATTCAATAACCTCATCAATCTTACTCTCTGTAATTGAGGTGATTCTCCAATCCATTGTGTAGTTCTCATATACTTTGGTTACTTTAGCTTCAACATCAGTTGGTGAATACCCCAAAACCAATTTTTCTTCTTTCATTTTTTTTACTTTCCCTGATTCTGTATCTAACAAATCAGATGTGATTTTTGCGACAAAATATTTTTCTCCTTGTTCCATAATTTTTTTATTTATCCAAATAATCGGATAATCGTCTCATTAAGTCAAGTGATTTGTTACCACTACCACCAATATTTCTTTCTACCGCGATTTTCTTATCTTCTTCTAAGTTCTCATCAAACTTCATTCTGTCATTTTTATCCAAGAAAAGATATGCACCAGGAGTAGAAGGAGAAGATACCAAGTCAAAACAAATTAATTCAAAATCATCCTGTACCTCATTTTGTTCACCAACTTTTTTAAGAGAACCAACACCACGAGATGAAATACCAAGAGTTACACCCTGTCTTAAATAATTTGCCGCCAAATCACCCTTTGTAGAACAAATTCCACTTTCGTGAAAACCAGGACTTGTAAGTAATTTTAATTTTCCTAATAGTACGGGTCCATCCCACCACACCTCTGTTATAATATGGGATACTCTATCTAAATCTATGAGTGAAGATTCGGGGTGATTAAGTTCAGACAGAGCAGTTCCCTTCTCAATCATTTTTTTATAATTTTCCGATTCACGTTTTAAAACTTTTTCAGGATAAACTCTTCCATTTCTATTTGGGGTGTTATATTTTTGGAGGACTGCATAAAATTCAAATGGCTTAGAATGGTCCAAAAAATTCTTTGACTCTTTGATAATTTCTGAGTTGTATTTATCTTTTGGGTTTATTCTATTAATATACCCCTTCCTGTATCATTCGGTCCTAAGATTCTGTTTTCGCTCATAATAAAAGTTTTCTATATAAATATTAAACTTTTTCTATTTTTGTCTTAATTGTCTTTTGGTTACCATTTTTAGTTAAATAAAATTTAAAATTTTCATTTTTAGTGAGAACATCATCATATATTCCTTTGATTATATTTTTTAATTTTCTTTTTAACTTCATATCTTTAAAGTCTATTGGTTCTAAAAGAAAAAGATTTATTTCTAAATTCATAAATGATTTCTTTTTTAATTGTAATCCACTGGTTCTTAAATCCATATCAACAATAAATTTACTATCAAACAAACTTTTATCCACATGTTCAAAAACTGAGTGTTTAATCGACCTGCACATATTTTGTGTTATCCTATTCCAATTTTCATATTCATTTTTCGGTTCTACCCAAGTTTGTAAATTTAAATAAAGTGATTTGAATTCTTTTGAATCTACCGTTCCGTAAATTACTTTTGATGTTCTGAATCCGTTAATTTTGGAAGTTTTTCCCTTTTTCATAAATAATTTTCATACTACTAAGTTTATTTTTTAAAAATTTACGTAAATTTGTGATATATATCAAATACAAATAAACTATTAAAATAATAGAATGCTTATTGTTAATGTTAATAAAAATGGGGACATTGAAAAAGCCCTTAAAGAACTGAAAAGTAAAGTAATTAAAACAAGACAAAATTCTTTTTTGAATAACAGAAAAGAATTTAAAAAGAAATCTGTTGAGCGCAGAGAGGTTTTGAATAAAGCGAGGTATAGACAAAAATTAATTAACCCTTAAAGACTTTCATATAATTTTTTAAGTCTCATCAATTCATTGATGTTATAAGGTGTTTTTTGAATTTTTTCTATCGTTTCATTAATTTTTATAGAAGTGTCTTTGTCGGTTTCATTTGAATCAATTATTTCTAATTTGTTCAAAATTTTACCTTTAAGTATGAAATAGTTTTCTTTTAGAATTTTGTCATCTTCTTTTAATAATCCTTTCAGTTCAGTTTTTTCTGACTCTGTAAGGTTTTCCAAATATTTAGAAACGGTATCATTTGCAATCTTTACCATTTCATTCATTGGTACAATTGTATTTTCTTTCTCTTTTGTTGGTTTTGATTTTAAAGTTTCGACTATTGTTTTTTTACTTTCAATTTTAGTTTCTAATTTAGTTACATCAGACGAAAATAAATTATCAATGTTTGTATATTCGTTTTCACACTGAATATGCCCAACCCACATTTGAATTTCTTTAATTTGAGACGATGTCAATTTATTAATTAAATTCTCATAAACAATAATACTTTGATTTATATATTCATTTGCCAATGATTCGTTTAAACCTTTTTTAGAACTCAATTCATCATACAAATAATATATTTTACTTATATTTTTGTTCTTCAAAATTAATTCATTGAAAATAAACATATTGTCTTTAACTGAATTTTTTTCATAAGATTCAGTTAAAATTTTTTCTATTTTTGTTTTAAGTAATCCAAATTTCATAATGTTTTTTATTATAAATATCAATCTCTTAACAATTTGCTCAATTCATTTTCCATATCACCTAATGAATTTTTTGCCCTACTTAAATCTATATATGAATCCCCTAATAAATCATCACTTTCTAATAAGATATTCATATTGTTTTTTAAATTTTGTTCAGGTAAAGTTTCACCACCACCTAATGGTTCTGGTGGTCCTCCTAATGGTTCTGGCGGTCCACCCATAGGTTCAGGTCCTCCACCCATAGGTGATTCCCCACCTTCAGGTGATGCACCTGCATTTTGTGTTGTTCCAGATTTGGTTTTATACAATTTATCAACATTATCAAATAATCCTGTATGTGTTATTACTGTTGCGGTATTTGTGAGTTCAGCAGCAACCGCTCTTTCTAATCTCATTTGTTGAACGTCTAATTTAATGTCTTCATCAGAAAACCCAAAAATGTGTTTTTTAGCCCAAGTTGCCGAAGTTGGCGCCAATGAATTAGGGATTTCACTAACTAAGTCTTTATATAATAAAACTTTTTCTTTCCACACATCAACCATTAATAAATCGGCTTGTTTGGAAGGATTAGTTAATCCTAATGTAAAGTTTTGTAATTCGTCCTCAAATCCCAATAAAAATAAATGAATGATCGCGATTTTATTCATTTCTGCAATCATACTTTTTTGAATTTTGTTAATTGTTCTTGCGAAACGAATATCTTGTAATGATAAATTTTTACCATCACCAACAACTTCCTCAAATCCTAAATACGCCTTTGGTACCCTTAATGCCGTCACCAATTTCTTTTGGATATACTCAATGTCAGCAATTTCAGATAAATTTTGTGCACCAGGTAAAGTCTCAATTGGCATTGTCAATGAAGGATCTCTTACAGGTATAAAATAATCTTGATCAACAGCCATTTGATTAAATCGTAAATCTACATTTCCTGTTTTTGAATCAACAACTTGATCTCTTTTAAATTTATTAGCAACTCTTTGTACATATGGTTCTACATCTTTGTCGTCCATATTACCAACATAAACTTTGAAAACTCTTCTTTCAGGAGCTCTTGAGGTTCTATATATTAACATAGCATCCTCGGATAGCATAAGTTGTTTCCAAATTCTCCTCGCCTTTTCTAACATAGATGTTCCGTATGGTAATTTTCTGTCGTCACCCAATAATCTAAAATGTGCAATCTCCCAAGAGTTAAATTCCATATCCTTCGCTTTCCAATGAAATCTTAAACCCTTGGCTTTTGGATCAACCTCAGCGTTAATTGACTTGGCTTGCATACCACGTTCCAAACGTTCAATTTCTATGTTTGGTAATTGCATACAACCAACAATTCCTTTTTCAGGATCAAGTTTTAGATAAACAAAATTATCACC